TCTTCAAATGGAAATCCTTTCTCTTGCATAAATTTGCAGAGGGGATCTTTCCTATCCATACGGACTCTTCGTATATAATACTTGGAGTGTCTAGCATGTATGCCCGATGCAGAGTCGCATAGTTGTGATACAGTACCACTTGGCTTAACACATGTAATAGCTGATGAAGGATTGATATTAAGTTTCTTAGCCCATTCTTCATTTGTCTTGACTGCTACTTTCTTAAAGTCCTCTAGCATATCAGGAGTAGGATATGCTGTTAATTCGTTGTCCATAATGCCTGTCAATGAGACACCTAGCAACCTTTCTTCTTCACAATTCTTCTTCCACTCAGCACCAAGGTACTTGAAATCAGTAAGAGTAGACTGCATGGTACCTAGTATGGTAGCATATTTAATCTTCTCTTTTATTTTGACTTGGGTATCACTTTCTCTGACCACAACCTCTGATAGATTACAGAACTCTCTGGATCGTAGAATGATTTCGGAACATGGGTTGGTGCCGTAGTCCTCTCTAGCATCTCTTCGATCTCCAAGTTTTTCTGTCTGAGATTTAGCGTTTGTGCTTGAGAAGATACCACGTTCTCCAGACTTTGACTCGTAAAGGGAAGTCCATTCATTGAGGAAGGTTCCTGTGTCTGGCTTTCCGTAATAGTTTGCTGAATTGTTTGCCAATGCTCTGTGAGGATGTTCGTCCCACCATCTTCCACTTTTCGCCTTCCGCATTTGTTCATCACCAAGGTCACTGATACTAATAAGAGCAGACCTACGAACCCCACCAACGACCACAACTTCCGCCGCTTTACAAACGATGTCATGACACTCGATTGACTTGAGCTTTCTTCCTCTTGCATTTTGAAATGTCCGTACAGTAAAATTAAATAGAGACTCTAGTGGCTCTGGTCCAGAGGCTCTGCCTCCAAATGTTTTAAGCACAGAACCAGCAGGTCTCACTTTACTCATGTCCCACTCAGGTATCACACCTGCGTACAACAGAGCAATCAGATCCTTGAATGCTTTTGCCCACCCAAGTTTACTATCTCTAACTGTGATCTTTGTGTCAGTCTTATGCAACTTATCTGGTATCACAGGTAGTTTGCTTGTATACTTTTCCTCTACACTAAAGCCTACACCTGTCCCATTCATAAGAATGTATACAATCTCATCGAAGGATCGTGGAGAATCTATGTGAACATAGGAACAATTGTATCCTGCTACATTCTCTTTCTCTAACGCTGGACCTGCTGTCATGAGACATCTCATGCTTGGCATGACATCCAGGTTCTTGACTGCATCCACGAGATCACGTAGTGTCTGTGTAGATGTAAAGTCAATGTCTAGTTTCTTGGCAAAGAAGTTAAAGTATCTGTTTACTGTTTCTTCCCATGTCTCTCTTCTACCCTGCTCATAGTCCCACCGAGAGTAGCGAGACAGATGAATGAATTGTTGATATTGCGTTGGTAATGTCACGAATACATACTCTCCAAATTTAGTTAAAATATAATCACGGAACTCAGGACTCATTCTTACGAGTCTCACGTTCAATTAGTTTATCCAAATAAAACTTTGCTTTATTCAGATCCTTCACTCCCCCCTTCATATCGTAGCGAGATATATACTTTATAATATTTCCCTCTAAAAAGTCAAGACCATTTTTTAGGATGTAATCCAAAGGCTCGATCTGAAACCCTGCACAGTAATGTTCAGGCTTCGTTATGTCATCGAACTGAGCATTGCCAAATGACTGCTCACCTTCTGGATCAAGACCTAACTTCTCCACGTATCTCATCTGTGGATCGTACTGTCCTAACTGTCTCCTCTCAAACCTCTTGGTTTCATCTTGATTATAGTCTGCCATACTATATCCTGCCCATTGTTCACGTTGTTTCAATGATTTCATCACTAGGATACCATAGTTTAGGGTACTTGTCAAGTCCTTCGTACTGTTCTTTGCGTAATATATACGCCATACGTGCCTGATCTATGGCATACTCATGTCCAAACCCAGCTTTAGCATAGGTTTCTACAACTGCATCCCACATATCCTCATCTTCTTCTATGGCTTTGTCAAGTATACGTTGTGCCTTGACTTTGCCTATGCCTGGACACCCTTTGTACCCATCTGTAGAGTCTCCACTAAGAGTCTGCATGTAGAAATTGTAGTCTGCTGTAACTTGATCTATAAAAAAGATCTCTTTCTTATCGAAGTCCCAATGATAACCTGGAACCGTAAGAAGATCTTTGTCTATTGACACAATGCAACAATGCTCTGGAAACATTGTGTTCTTGACACCCATCAAGTCATCAGCCTCAAGCCAATTGGATTCAAAGGCATCATACTGTTCACGAAGGTAATCTTTGGCAATATTAAAGCACACAGGCTTGCGAACACCTGAACGATTGGCTTTATAATCGGCCAAAATTTTTTTCCTAAAATTATTTGGACTAGAAAAACATATTGACAACTCATTTACACCTGAATCCTCTCGTAACTGATGCAACTCTGTGTCCATCATCTGTTTTACTTCTCCGAAGTCAGAGTGTAATGTCCAGAAGTCATCACCCCAATCTATCTCACGTTCAGCCGCAGATGTGTTTTTGTATACCAGTATATCACCATCAATCAGTAGCTGTTCGATCTTTGGTTTTGTTCTCATAAATATCTTTTAAATGCAACTGAGCCTCGTCTTCATATTCATTAATGAGTTTCTGCCCAGTTTCTTCCAATTTTGTACTCTCCTGTAAGGGGCAATCTGAGTCCGTACCAATTCCCTGAAAGCTCAATTGCACGTACCGCCGTTTTACCGATGTCATCTCCAAGTCCTTTCTTTGTTAAAACTTGTATCTCATCATGCACAAAGGCAACTTGTTGGTAATCAATACCCTCTATGTAGCCCTCTCTTTTCATCATCCTATGAAACTCTACAACCCACCTCTTGCAAATAATAGCACCTGCTGACTGGCATAGTGTATTGAGTGCAGAGTGTGTGGACCTAACAGGCACCCTACGACCATCCAGGCCACGTAGGTACCCTGTCTCTGCTTTCTTCATAACATCATCACGAAACTTTTTGAAAGCAGGTAACTGTTTAAAGAATCTATCCTTTAGCTTTTGTCCTTCTTGCGGTCCTTTACCAACGATCTGACCGAGTTTTGCGTTTCCTGCACCATAACAAATAGCGTATAGAAAAGTCTTCGCCTCATCCCTTGTAGAGAGTCCCACGGCCTTTTGATTGTCAGTGTGAATATCTCCTTCAAGAAGAGTCTTAGCGAATACACCACCGTCATACCTAGCAAGGTAGTGAGCAATAACACGAGCTTCAAGACCTGATACATCACATCCCATAAGATCAAACCCTTCAGGAGCGTAAAACAATTGTCTACATTCTTTGCCAAAGGGTGTTTTGACACTTGGTACTTGGCCCAAGTTAGGGTGCGTGTGAGAGCAACGAGAGGCGATTGTGCCCATAGTGTTGACCGACCCATGCAATCTACCCTCTTTCTCCATGTGTAACCAGCCATTTTTACCTTCAGATAGTTGACCAATCATTTTATTCAGTCTTAATGATTCAGCCATTAGTTTTGCTTCAGGATACTCAAGACTCTCAAGTATAGTCTCGTCTATCTTCGGTTCACCAGTAGGTGTGAACTCTTTAGGTTCCCAACCATGTAGGTCTTTCAACCTTTTAGCTATATGATAGCGTGAATTAGGATTAAAGTCAATCTTTTTCAGCTTCTGAACAGGGATACCTTTGACATAACCACGTGCTTTGTTGTTTACCTTCGGTGTAAATACCTCACCATCTGGTTCCATCCATGATCCAAACTTATCACGTAGTCTGTTTTGTAGTAAACTCCTGTGCTCACATAGAATAGCGTAGAATCTAGTAGCCTTTAGCGAGTCAAAAGGAAACCCATACTCTTTCTGAGTCTCACAGATCTTATAGATCTCATGCTCTAGCTCAATGGAATCATCACTGAATCCTCTTGACATTAACCTTTCATACAACTTGTGATTTAACTCTACATCACGTGCACAATAGTTTAGCATGTCCACTGTAAAGGATGAGAATACACTCTCTCCTTCACCAAAGGCACCTTTTTCAAAGCCAAGTCTTTGACCCCATGACTTGAGCGAGTGTCTGCCATATAGATCCTGACGTATACGGCTTTCACTGTGGTCACGTTGTGCCATGTCTGAGTACATAAGCCTAGACATGATTAACGTATCTCGTATAACAGCCCCTTCCTTTGGTTCCCACTTGAAGATCTTCTTCAGAGCAGGTATATCAAAGGATATAATGTTATGTCCAATCAGAACATCGAACTGACTAAGATGGGTAAGACCTGAAGGTACATCATCGGGATCATACTTGCTGATATTATTGGTATCAAGGTCATGTATGACCATACAATGTACTCTCGTAAGTTTCTCATCCAGTCCGTTTGTTTCGATGTCGAATATACATGATCGTATCATTAGAAATCTTTTTCAAAGGGAATATTATCCTCTTCTTCAAAATCAATAGCACCAGAGACTTCATTAAGTCTACCAGTTGCTTTATCATAATCAAGAAAACAACACTCACCTGTTTCACCTGTCCATCGGTTCTTTAGAATACGAACAGTAGTTCGATCTGGGTATTCACCCTGCTGATCTCTCTCGCACCCAATAACGATGTCAGATAGTTGACCAATAGCCGCAGATCCACGCAGTTGTGCCATAGATGTACGTGCTCC